ATAGATGATTGTTATAAGTCTGCTGCTGCAATGATTATGTTTAACATACTTGCAGAGAAAGCACAACTTACTAAACTTAGTGGGGATGTTGACCTAGATAACCCTGGGCAACAGCAACCTCTTTCAGATGAAGAATAGAAGCTTTTGTTAGCTTATCTCCATTTACCCAATCAAAGTTATATACACTCCAGCCATCTTGACTCTGATCATTACCAGATGATATTAAACTAAGTCCTGGTAATAAATCTAATACATAATAATAGTAGTCATAACCATTTTGGCTTTCATCATCTAAGACTTCTACTCTATCAAAGCCTAAGTCAATTAATTCTTGTTCTGTCATTTTTCTGTCATTGTTTCCATAAACACAACGTGATTTAGTACTTCAAATGCATATGTATGGTTTAAATTACTATATGCTTTATTATTCTTTGAATAAATCCCGTGCTCTTTAATTCTTAAATCTCTCAAATTCTTAACTGTCAATGTAACTATATAGAAGTTATCCTTATCCTCTGATCTCATCATCTCTATTACATTCTGCAACTCTGTTGTTGTAATATAATTGTACTTCTTTAGTAACATTAGCTCAGCCATATATACAAATGGCCGGAACTCATCTTTCTTAGTTCCCTTATGATACATATACCACAGATAGTTTAGATTACCATCTACACCATCTGTAATATTATAATGCTCCTCAGCAATTGCTGCAACTAGTTTTTTAGTTTCTTGTGATTCCATTTTAAAATATATATCTAATAGTATTCCAGGGTATAATGGTGTCATGTAACTCTGTAAATTGTTTAATGTAATGTGATTTACATCCCTGTGCATACCTAATGTTCTTTCCTCCATACTGGGATTCTTTGGATTCCTGTATGCTGGGTGTCCAAAGTAATTCTTCACCAATGATCTTATTTTTTTTGTTGTACTCATGTTTATCTTTGTTATGTGTAAGAAATATTACTTCAGCTTTACATCCATCAAATGCAAGATTTTCTGGTAGTCCATTCTTTGTGTGTGCATGCCAGTTTATTCTCTCAAAAAGTTCTTTATAATCATCTAACCACCCGTCATATACAACCACAGGACTAAAGTTTAAATGTACTTCATAATTTACCATACGAAATGGGATTACTGCACTTAATCTCTCTTCTATTGTACTTGTGTTAGGTTCTAATATTTGCCTAATCTTTTCAGGCATGAGACTAAATCTAATTCTAATCTTATATTCTGGATTAAACTGTAGTAAATCTTTATTTACATACTTAGTAGCAAATGAACCCATAGCAAGTGGATGATCTCTAAAGAACTCAAAGATAGTCTCCCAATCATGGTACTTAGCATGCAGAGCAAAGTCTTCATTGCAAGAAATATCATAAGTAATATACTCTCCTGTTTGATTAGGTTTCTCTACATCAGCAAACCAAACATGTGAATTAATCTCTGTCAGGATATCCATAGTATTTGTTGCTATAGATAATCCTTCCGGTTTATGCCTCTTCATATAACAGTTATGAGTAAGAATACCATTTGCAAAATAATTCTCATTCTTTTGTACAGAAAAGTTGACAACCTTAGATTGTTTTGCTATCTTTGTTATAGCTTTAATTCTCTTAAATTCTAACTCCATGAGCTGTAAATATTGTGGTAAAATTACAAAAAAGTCTACAACCTATTGTAATTCTACATGTGAAACAAGTTATGCTGAATTGTTTAATCAACAGTCTAAACCTACATTCAGAACTTTCCAAGAAGCTGGTAAGCACTATAACAGAGACTTTAGAACTATGAAAAAGTTTGAAGGTTTATTATTTACTATTGATAAAACACTTCCTGCTGCTCATACTAAATGGATTCTCTGTAAAATCTGTGGTGAACAGTCACCTAAAGCTAAAGCTAGAAATGGTTATTGTTCTGATTGTACTGAGCAAGGACTTGGTAAGAAAAACCAGGGCCAAATTATATCTCAAAGATATCAAGGCCCCGCAAATCCTAATTACCTAGATGGAACTTCACATGCTATAGAATATCAGTCTAATGATTGGTACAAGCTTAAAAAGAATCTAAACTTTACAAACTGTGCATTAACCAATACTACTGATAACATAGATTACCATCATATTATTCCAAGATGGTTCTGTAAACTTGCTGGTATTAATGTTTTTGACCCTAATAATATTATAGGATTAAACCACGACTTTCACAAAGTAGTTCATCATCTTCAGTTAGATATTGTGCTTCTACCCAACCTCTATTCTTTGTATAAAATGGATGCTCACCAGTTACGGTCACACTTTGTCCACCTACTTCAATTACATAAAGTTCATCAGTATCCCGTTGACCAATTACAGTCACTAAGTCTGTTTCAACTTTCCCGGTATCCTGGGAAAAAGAAACTACTTGATCTCCTTCCTGAATTTCTCCAGCCATTTTTACTCCATGAGGAGTAGTAATTAAAGTTTCAGGAGTCACACAGTAAGTACAATTGTAGAGGCACCCGTGACCAAAACTAGGTGAAATAAAATCTGTACTTCTGCCTGATGGTCTTATTTTAAGTGATTTTCTGGTAACTTTCTCTACCAGACTCACTTGTCTAAAGTGATTTGATTATCACCAAGTATCTCATAGAACTTATCTCTAATCCTTTCTACCATCTTCCATTCTTCCTCACTAAGCTCTTCATACTTCCATAGTGTTCTTAGCTCCTGAGAGATATCCCATAGAGCTGAGTACATCTTACCACTCTGTACAGCTAGGTCAAATTCATGCTGGTCATCTGGTAAATTGAAGGTTAAACGTGCTTTCATATTATTCTGGTTTAATTATTTTCCATTTAAAATGATTTGTTTGGCCTATTGTATCTCCAACATCATTTGAGTGCAAAATTATCATAATGCTTTCTTTGTCATTTAACAATGATGTAAACCACTCTAATTCTTCTTCATCACTATGTGAATACCAAGTATCCTCATCAAACTCAATTTCTGCTTCAATTTTTATTTTTGCTTTCATTTTACTGGTTTATATGCATTAAGTCTCAGCTTCTTGAGCTCAGCATCCGTTAGTGGCTTAACCTTTTGAGCAAGTATTAACTTTCTTAGTTTACTTACTTTCATTGTTCTTGTTGTTTAAATGTTAATACAATTTCATCAACTAACCCATCTATATTCCAAAAAGATTTTTTGTTGTTCTCTAAAACATCACAACACATATGTAACATTTTTTTAACATCTTCTTCACTATACGACCTTTGATTGATATCCACATCATTTGTTGTTTTAGTTTCTTCTCGTGGAATGAGGATTAAATATCTAAAATTATATAAATTCCCATAATCTTCAATCTTAACTTCCTCACAACTTGGATTGTTAACAAACCATTCTAAAAACTCATCATCAATAGCTTGAACTCCATCTGCAATTAAGTCTTGGTCTGTTGTTAGGATGATTTTTTTAAATGGAGGAATATATTTTTTGTTTGCTTTATATATAGCTTCACCCCATTTTATCCAATCTCCATCTTTAATTTCTTCATCAGAAGTGATGTAGATGTGTTGGTTCTCACTATCTAAAATATTAGGCATAGGTTTATCAAATAGTATTAAATCTTTTAAAACTTCTTTTCCTTTTTTAGTTAGATAACCTAATCTACTTGGTTTTTCTGTTGGTAATAAATGTATGTTTTTCATTCTATTCTGATTTAAAGGTTTTGTTATAGTAATTCTCTTCAGTTATATTTACTCCGTCATAATAATCTGCTCCGAAAATATCACCTTGAGTAAATGCGGACATTATCTGCTCCTTCTCCATTGCTTTGGCTTTGTCATAAAAAACTTTAGGAACATTAAAACCCTCTAGTATTAATTCATCAACCAACCACTCTACTGCTGTCTGTTTCATATTATTCTGATTTAAAGGTTAAAAACAAATTTCAAATGTGAATTTTAAAAAATGAAATGTTAAAATTTTCCATCTTTTATGATAACAAAATGTAGGTAGAAAATACCAATTATCTTCACCCCACTTTTCAATGTTTATTTCCATCTTATTCTGATTTAAAGGTTAGTTTTGCTTTGCTCCGTATTAAAAAGAGCACTAAATAGCACTATATTATACATCCATTGGTTTTTCTTATTTACTTTAATCAAATAGTGCATCTTAAAGCACTTCATTTGTTCTGCTGTTTGTTTCATAGCTTATAGGTTTAAAATTTGTAAAGTTTTTTGATCTTACAAGTTAACACTACTCTGGTAAATTTATACCCATAATATCATTTAACTGTTTCCATACAGCCTCAGCATTATCCCCCCAATAGAAATTACATGTAAAACTTGTATCAGTTTTATCATATGGTGGTTCTAGAAAATATGCTTGCCAATGCTCATCAGGCTTTGCAGTAAATCTTTTACATTTTTCTTTAACTGGACATTCAAATCCATGGCACATAGTTATATCCGGCATGTTCTTAATTTTTATCTAAATTACTGTTTTTTCTTGAATCTCTATAATCAATAATAAATCCAATGGCTACTATGATATTCATTCCCAGTGACATAAGTATCTCATGGATGTCTTGATACACATTTAGTGATAAATGTATATGCCCCACCATCCAAAATGGTATGGACAAGTTTTGGCTTATCCATACCAATAGATATTTTATAAAGTGTTTCACTGCTTTAATACTGCATTGTATACTGATGAGC